GAGGAAAACTCAAATGTCAGATATGCTTAACGAAAAGTTTGGGGAGTTTGCCACTGAGCATGCATCTGTCCTCGCTGAGGCAGGACAAGATCCAATGCCAACAGTGACGGCTGCCGTTCTTCCTGGTGACGCTGCTGCTTCTGGTCAATCACAAACCGCTGTTAATGCTAAGGCAGCTGCTGGCGAAGGCGCTTCTGGTCATGCTGCTCCAATTCAACCTGGAGTTGCTATCGGACAAAAAGCACCCCAAGAAGTTAACAGTGTAACTACCACTCCTCATGAACATGATGAGGATGGTGATGAGAACCCTGGTGCTAAGGCTGCTGCTCCTATTTCGGGCGGCATTTCTGGAGAACCCAATCGTGGTGGTTCCAATACGGACCTACCTAACGGCACTGCCCCAACATTTGGAGCAGAAATTGCCTATGGTACTAAGATGGGTGGTAACGTAACGTATCCCATCAAACCCAAATTTGAAGACCTAGATGTATCGAAAGATGTCGCTGCTCTTACTGAGGGCACCGAACTATCAGAAGAATTTGCTGAAAAAGCAAAAACAATTTTTGAAGCTGCTGTTAAGTCTAAACTATCTGAAGAGTGGACAAAACTCGAAGAGCAGTTCCAGACTCAACTTACTGAGCAAGTAGACGCTGTAAAGAAAGAACTTGCTGAGGAAGTAAACGGTACTGTCAATTACGCTGTCACCAAGTGGCTTGAAGAAAATCAAGTTGCTGTTGACCGTGGAATCAAAAATGAGATTACAGAAGACTTTATTTCTGGTCTGAAGAATCTATTTGAATCCCACTATATTAATATCCCTGATGAGAAAGTAGACGTTCTCGAAGGAGTAACTGAAGATCTTTGTAAGATGGAAGAACGCCTCAACGAACAGGTTAAGGCTAATATTGAACTTCAAAATCGTCTAAACGAATCTGCTAAGCAAATCATCGTGAAAGAAATTTCCGAAGATTTAGTAGATACTCAGAAAGACAAATTGGCATCACTTGCTGAAGGTGTAGATTTCACTTCGGAAGAAGAATTTTCCAAGAAACTTACCACCATCAAGGAGTCGTACTTCCCTAAGGAAGGTGCTCCTAAAGTAGTTGTTGACGAAACTCCAGTAGAAGCAGAAGAAGTATCACCAGCAATGGCACAGTACCTCAATGCTATGAACCGCTGGAATCAGTGATTCCCTAAATAATTAACACACACAATTCCTAACAAACATCGGAGATACAATGTTTAACGCAGAACATCTCCAGGAAAAGTGGTCTCCTGTTCTTAACCATGGCGAGGCTCCTCTAATCGAGGACCGCTATAAGAGAGCAGTTACCTCCGTACTCCTGGAAAACCAAGAAAGAGCTATTCGTGAAGAGCGTGGTATGCTCAACGAAGTAGCAGTAAACTCACTAGGCGCTAGCACCGTTAGCCCTGCTGGTTCAGCACTTGCTTCCGCTAACACTGGCGGTCTTGCCGGTTTCGACCCAGTACTGATTAGTCTAGTACGTCGTGCTATGCCTAACTTGATGGCATATGACGTATGTGGCGTTCAGCCCATGTCTGGTCCTTCTGGACTCATCTTCGCCATGAGATCTCGCTACGAGAACCAAGGCGGCGAAGAAGCACTATTCAACGAGCCCGACGCTGGCTACACTGCTGGTCTCGACGCTACTGCTGGTGCTTACACCCCTAGAACTGGCGCTGGTGTTGGTGGCGACGCAGAAGGTAACAACCCTGCTCTCCTCAACGATTCTTCACCTGGCACCTACGAGACTCCTCAAGGTTTCTCCCGTGAAGATCTAGAGCAAGCTGGCGATGCTAGCAAACTCTTCCGTGAGATGTCATTCAGCATTGAGAAGACTTCTGTGACTGCTAAGTCCAGAGCTTTGAAAGCAGAATACACCTTGGAACTAGCACAAGACCTTAAGGCAATCCATGGTCTTGATGCCGAGCAAGAACTTGCTAACATCTTGTCTAGCGAAGTTCTAGCAGAAATCAACCGTGAGGTTGTACGCCGTGTATACAGCGTTGCTAAGAAAGGCGCTCAGAACAACGTTGCTAACGCTGGTATCTTTGACCTAGACGTTGACAGCAATGGTCGTTGGTCCGTTGAGAAATTCAAGGGTCTTCTGTTCCAAATCGAGCGTGACGCTAACGCTATCGCCCAAGACACTCGTAGAGGCAAAGGTAACTTCATCATCTGCTCTGCTGATGTTGCTTCCGCTCTCGCCATGGCTGGTGTACTTGACTATTCCTCAGGTCTTTCAGGCGCTGGTGGTCCTTCCATCGGTACTGTCGATGACACTGGTAACCTCGCTGTTGGTACTATCAACGGTCGTATCAAGGTCTTCGTTGATCCTTACTCTGCTAATCTTAGCGATAAGCACTACTACGTAATGGGTTATAAGGGTACTTCCCCTTATGACGCTGGACTATTCTACTGTCCTTACGTTCCCCTCCAAATGGTTCGTTCCATCGACCCTAACAACTTCCAACCAAAAATTGGTTTCAAGACTCGTTACGGCATGGTTTCCAACCCATTCGTCACCACCAACGGTGCTTACAACGGCACCCCTGATGGCGAATCACTCACCGCTAACGTCAACATGTACTACAGACGCGTACAAGTTACGAACCTTATGTGATCCAATTCACATAAATTTTCAAGGGGACCTAGGGTCCCCTTTTTTTATATGTTTGAACATTTTATAAATGGAAAGTTTGCTTTCACTAATCCTGCTTACCAATTTAACGAACCCAAATTTAAATCAAAAGTTTTATTAGCAATAAAAAATAAAGACTTATACCCTATATCAAAAAACAAATCTTCTTCAACAATTTTAATAAAAGATGTTGCCTTACCAGAATCTATTTTGTGGGAACATAGATTAATATCTGCTGATACAGCATATCCCATATGGGTTGTAGAAGGAATTCAAAATTTAGATAACAAAAAATATTTTTTAATAGATGGAAAACACAGAGTTCATTTATCAAGAAGTGATTCTATACCAGCAATAATTTTTTCCATCAAAGAAATTAGAAAAATCTTGAAGATTGTAGGCAAATCCTAACTGACTACCATTTATTGGTAAATAGATATATCATGAGTACATACTATGCCTAGAAGCACAATGCTTAAAGTTGATATGTTGGCGAGACTATACAAATTGAAGACAGAACTTTACGAACAGGATGGAGTGGCAAAAACTGGACACACTGGTCAGTTCACGGACGGAGCTCATTATGCCTATAATGAAGTTCTAAAAGTTTTACAAGAATACAGACAATGAGAAAAGACTTAGATTTCATAGACAATTTTTTAACTGACACAGACGAGAAGACACAGGCAAAACGTCGTGCTAGGATTAGTAAGAATATTTCTGAAGCAACTGAAGATGACTGGAATGACTTCTGGAACAGTGTCGATGACTGATGACTGGCGTTATTCTGATGACCGTATGAAGGTACGTGCTCAGGGACTGAATATCCTACTCAAGAAGTTTGGATCAGAACTATCCTCAGACGGGTCTCCACGCTACTCCAACCAAAGCATTTACGAATGTGTACACGATTGGGTCTCTACAGGTAACGCTCGGTGTGACGGCATCGTGGCATACTACCAGGCATATTACACTAAATAGTAATGCTTGGGAAGTTGACATATGCCTGCTGATTGGTACAAAAAACAAATTAGTAATAGAAACTATCTCTCTCCAGTAGGATTTAAACTCGTACTGGAAAAGTTTAGAGGGGTAGATTTTTTCTGTCAGCGAGTAAATCTTCCTGATGTTACTATGCCATTCACTGAAGTCCCCACTAGGTTCCGTCAATTTCCTATCGTAGCTGGTGGCGGGGTAACATACGGGGACTTGACGGTTTCGTTTATCGTCGATGAAGAGTTAATTAATTGGAAAGAAATTTATAATTGGATTAGAGCCAATGGTAATTCTGAGGAACACATGCCCACAGAAGAACCAGAGTATTCTAGTGGTCAGATTTTAATTTACACTTCATCGTATAACGTTAACCATGTAATTGATTTTGAAAATTTATTTCCGATCAGTATATCCGAAATGACCTTTGATGCTTCAAATAATGATATTGAATACTTTACAGCACAAGTAACTTTCAAGTATACTGGTTATACTATTCGTGACGAAACGTTTGCTATTACATGAATTTCGACAAACTACATCAAAAATTTGAAAAAATTAAAGAGGATTGGGCAACAGACAGTCATGTAGATTTTGAATTTAAGAATAAGAACTACACTGCTGATCTAGGTAAGATCTCAATGGAGATCCCTTTTCAACATAATAAATACTTAAACCATTACACCGATCTTTCACAAATTAAAACTAGTCTGGAATTTGAAGTACGTAAATTGGTACGTGAAAAACGAGAGTATTATAGCGGCGAAGCGGAAGCAAAAGTCTATGCCGAAAAACCTTTTGGATCTAGTATCAAAACAGCCGACAAGATGAAAGTCTACCTTGAGTCGGACGAAGACATCATTAACCAAGAAGCAAAGATCAAGTATATTGATCAGATACTTTATTTTTTAGATCATGTTTTAAAAATGGTTTCCCAAAGAAACTATCATGTGAAAAACGCTATTGAATGGGAAAAGTTTATTAATGGAAACTAATGTCCCTGATTACTGTAAAGAAGAAGAACGAGGTATACCTTACTCTTAATTCTGAGCAACATGTTCACCATGAACTAGCAGATTACTTCTCCTTTGAATTGCCAGAGGCAAAGTTTTTAAAAAGGCAACCCAGGTTTAGATACTGGGATGGTATGATTCACCTGTACTCTCCTGCTACGGGTGATTTGTATTGCGGATTACTTCCTCATCTTAAACAATGGTGTGATGAAAGAAGATATAGATTAACTTACGAATCTAATGATTGGTATGGAGATGTAGAAGAACCTAATAAGTTCGTCTCTCCTAAAGGTGTTGCCGATTATATGAATTACATCTCTAAGTACAAACCTAGAGATTACCAATACATGACAGTGTATAAAGCACTGAAGAACAATAGAGGATTGTTTTTGTCACCTACAGGTTCTGGTAAATCTCTAATGATTTACAGTATCGTGAGGTACTATGCTGCTGCAAAGAAAAAAATTCTATTAATTGTTCCTACTACATCTCTAGTAGAACAGATGGTAAAAGATTTTAAAGACTATGGATGGAACGCTGAAGATTATTGTCACACCATTTATTCAGGCAAAGATAAGAATACTGATAAACCAGTTGTCATCTCTACCT